GATAGATGAGAAATACAGAGACGAATACAGCAATAGGACCAGAAAAAGCAATCGCATTGTAGGGTCTGATTCCGATGAGACGTGCCAGTTCAAACTGGCGAAGCATGAAACCTATGAGAGCAAAGGCTCCGTGGAGCGCCACAAAATTCCAGAGTCCCCCAAGTTGGAGCCAACGTTGAAAGTCCCCCTGAGACTCAGGACCCCAAAGTAGAAGAAGAGAATGACCCATAGCGTCAGCAGGAGTTGACACAGCTGCCGTGAGGAAATTAGCACCCTCAAGGTAAGAAGACGCCAACCCGTGGGTATACCAGCTTGTAACAAACGTCGTGCCAGTAAGCCAGCCACCAATTGCCAGATAAGCAGTGGGAAAAAGTAATAGTCCAGACCAGCCCACAAATACAAAGCGGTCGCGTTTAAGCCAGTCATCGAGGACATCGAACCACCCCCTTGTCGGTTGTTGTAGTGTTGATGCTACCATTTTTATCGTTTACCTCCTTTAAGTAAAACAAATTTGGCCAAGTGTCACGGATTATCTCCGCTAACTTGTATGGAGTTTGTGAACTTATCATATCTTAACACAAACAGTGAAAAAAATGGGGGTCCGAAGACCCCCTTCTTTTGTTATTTAATTTGTATCAACCAACAGCAGGTGCGGTCAGAGCAACAGGGGTGCTCTCAGCAGCAGCGAGGTCGAGTGGGAAGTTGTGAGCATTACGCTCGTGCATAACTTCCATACCCAGACCAGCGCGGTTGAGAACGTCTGCCCAGGTGTTGAGCACACGACCCTGACCATCAATGATGGACTGGTTGAAGTTGAAACCGTTCAGGTTGAACGCCATCGTGGAAACACCCAGAGCGGTGAACCAGATACCAACAACAGGCCATGCTGCCAAGAAGAAGTGCAGCGAACGGGAGTTGTTAAAGGAAGCGTATTGGAAGATCAGGCGACCGAAGTAACCGTGAGCGGCAACGATGTTGTAGGTCTCTTCTTCTTGACCAAACTTGTAACCATAGTTCTGGGACTCAGTTTCAGTGGTTTCGCGAACCAGTGAAGAAGTAACCAGTGAACCGTGCATTGCGGAGAACAGTGAACCACCGAAGACACCAGCAACTCCCAGCATGTGGAAGGGGTGCATCAGGATGTTGTGCTCTGCTTGGAATACAAGCATGTAGTTGAACGTACCACTGATACCCAGGGGCATCGCATCAGAGAAAGAACCTTGACCGAAAGGATAGACCAGGAAGACAGCAGAAGCAGCAGCGACAGGTGCGCTATATGCAACGCAGATCCAGGGACGCATACCCAAACGATAGGAAAGTTCCCACTCACGACCCATGTAGGCATAGATGCCGATCAGGAAGTGGAAAACTACGAGCTGGAAAGGGCCACCGTTGTAAAGCCATTCATCCAGAGATGCAGCTTCCCAAATGGGGTAGAAGTGGAGACCGATTGCGTTTGAAGAAGGGACAACAGCACCAGAAATGATGTTGTTTCCGTACATGAGGGAACCAGCAACTGGTTCACGGATGCCGTCGATGTCCACAGGGGGAGCAGCGATGAAGGCAACGATGAAGCAGATGGTTGCTGCGAGAAGTGTGGGGATCATCAGCACACCGAACCAACCGACATACAGACGGTTGTTGGTGGAGGTGACCCAATCGCAGAAAGATTCCCAGGTAGAAGCGCCTTGTTGGCGCGAAAGAGTAGCAGACATTTTTTTAAACAAAAAGTAAGACCATCAGGGAAATGGTGGTTTTACTATTCCTCCAGCACCCTCAGCTGGAGGTATGAGAGACGTGATTTAGACACCCTATAGGTCTCGGTTTGGGGTGTGGTCCAACGGATTAAGAAATGTAACCATTTCGTCGTCGTTGATGTATTTATAATAAGACAAAAAAAGACCCCTGTCAAGGGGTCTGTGACACTTAAAGTTTTGGGTGCATCTAATTGAATACCTCCTTACAGATCCTTTTGCAGGCTGATTGATCATCGTCGCACTCGATCAAGCAGTTGTAATAATCATTGATAGCGTCACTTTGATCACTGACTGAACTGATAGTTTCCTCCAGATGTTTGACACTTTGTCTCCAATCAGCAAGCTGATTGAAAGATAGGATGTTGTGCATTAGTCACCTCCCTGCACGAAAGGTCCATGACAAAAGAATTAAGATTCATTTGTTCCTCTTAACTCTACTATTATGTAGCGAATTTGTCAGGTTTTCCTAACATATCTTGATGAAGACATCCTTATAAAATCTTAATTTATGGTAATACTCAACCAGGGGAAGATCGGATCTATGACTCCAATGAGTCGAAGAAGACCCTCAGCAAAAAGTGCAAGGACAACCCAACCAACACACATAGAGATAATTGAAGCATTACGATTGTGCTTTCGTATAGCAGCATCAATCATCTCTTGACATTCTTCTTTGGTGATGTGATGTGCTGGCTTAATCTGATCAAAGCGATGTGTCATCTTTGTCCTCGTTGTACCAGAAGTCTTCCCAGTCCTTTGGAGAGTCAGTCACATCTTCAATTCGAGTATTCACTGAGGATGTCAAGCATTTCGTTGAGGACTCTATCTGCTGCTTGTCGTTGTTCATGGTTCATCTCCCGGTAGATTCCACTGGATTCGTGAAGTTGCCTTTTCATCCGATAGAGCCTATCGAGAAGATCAACTTTACGCATGATACCTCTAGGCATTGCAAAAAATCAGCGTATCACATATTTACCCATAAAAAAAGAGGGTGTCAACCCTCTGTCACAGTTTCATGATATCCCTTTAGATCAGGATTTGGTTGTGACGGTACAATTGGATCTCGTGATTTGTTTTTGATCACGATAAATGCATCCTTATTGTACTTGCGGGTGCCTTTGACAGGTGCCCACTTGGTGCCTGCTCCATCAATCTCATAGACTGAGGTGCCACCAATCTCTACAGCAACATCGTCACCGTAGTCCCATCCCAGTGCTTCCAGAGCAAGGGCAAGTTGCCCAAGCATTTTACCAGGATAGATTAGAGACTCTTCCATAACATGTTCTTCTGGTTCAAGGTTTCCAATCATCAGTAAAGAGATTCTTCTTGTTCAGTAAGGATGACACAATCAGAAGTGGGATAAGCAACACAAATGAGAGCGAATCCCTCTTCAAGTTGATCATCATCCAAGAAACTTTGATCGCTTTGATCTACAGTTCCTGATTCAATCTTTGCGGCGCATGAAGAACAGGCTCCTGCACGACAGGAGTACGGGAGATCGATACCATCCTCTTCAGCTTGGTCAAGGATGTAAGCATCATCAGGAACTTCAATAGTGGTTTCGGTCCCGCTGGGAGACTTGAGAGTAACATTGAAAGTTGTCATTGCGTGGGTTGTTCTTTTGCGACTCAGTTATATAGTACCACGAAGTGGTATCAAGGTGTGGGGACGTATGCTGGTGTCATCAAACCACCACCTGGTCCATTGTCATCATCATCAACATTTCCATCGGTCAATAGGGCAGCAAAAATGAACCCTCCTACCATGGAAGCTGCTATGAGTAACATTTCGCTCACCATAAACCTGGGATTACTTGACCAGTGGCGAGATAAGATCCAACGGCGGCGACGAAACCGACCATTGCTGCACGTCCATTCAGTTTTTCTGCTTTTTCGTTAAACATTTTCTAGTGTAAGGTAAAATTTACTGTTGTCGCTACGGGTGTTCTCATAGATTGAAGAGTCACCGTAGGTTTTGTGATCTTTGTAACCCACCATGCGACCCTTAGTGTTCTGAAGGGCAGGCATGAATACGATTAGAAAGAATATTCCAGGAGCACCAATGAGCAAAGCTCCCCCGATAACATAATAAGTCAGAATTTCAAGAAGGGAGTTTTCCATCAATAAGTCTCAGAGAGTTGTTGTACAGAATATCCTAGCAGAACTAGGAAGGCAATTGATGTCACCGTGAATACAGTCTCCGCCATCAGAAGATGCCAAAGAAGAACTTGCCGGTAGCAGCATAGGAGATGAATCCAGAGATGATACCCATCATAGCCCAGCGACCATTGTAGGTCTCTGCGTACTGCTGAGGAGATTCAAGGCCCTTACGGTTGTAGGATTCTACCACCATTTGGGGTTCTTTGGCGAACAGATTCTGTTGTCCAAATTCGTTCGTCGTTACAGTCATTTACTTTATGTTGTAAATCTTTACATATTATATAGTAAAAAGAGACCCCTGTCAAGAGGTCTCTGTAGTAATTAATACTCATTCTCCAAAAATTGTTGGCAAGTGTCAGGATTCCTTGAACAAAACTGCTTAACATATGAGTGAACATCCACTTCCATGGTGTGATGTGCGTGATTATGAACCATCCCTATGATGATAAAGAAACCCACAAGCAAAACATTGAAGTGAGTAACAGGGGAAAGTAGAATCCTTTTAAACATGAAAAAGGGGTGCCGTCGCACCCCATCATAACATCTAGATGTTTATATGTCTACTCTACGATCAGAAGTTGTACTTCAGACCAAGCTTACCACCGACACCCAGGTC